GCCTACCGCGATCACGAAGCAGGGTGTGATGTCCTTGGCATTGGCTCCAGCAGCACGCATATTGGCAACAAAGATGTTATAGAAAGAATAGATAGTGATTATATTGATGGGGTTAAGGCGCGCCACCCATTCTTTGTCCTCGAAATAGTGGCAAGGGCTAAGAGAGAAGAAGTGATGGTCATTAATGGCGAAAAGTGGGTCAGAAAGCACAATAGCTGAGGCATTAAGGGAGCACGCCAAATAATGGAATCTTACGTATGTAACAATTGCGATGACGAAAAGCCATTGTCGGAATGTCATGCTAACCGCAACAACGCTAATGGGCATAACCACACATGCAAGAAGTGTCAAGTTGTGTTGCAGAGACGAAGGGGTGCGAAGGAGGCTGGCCGCCCTGATGGCACGAATCGCTGTAGGAATTGTGGAGACTTGTTCTTTGGCAGCAACCCCCATAAGCAGCTTTGTCCAGACTGCAAGGCGATAAGCCTTGAGGATAGCAGAGATAATGATATGATATACAGGGACAACAATCGCGGCCCTATAGAATGCCAAAAGGCCATATACACAACTGCGCAAAATTATTATAAAAAAGTTCTTGCAATATGCAAAGAAAAAGGTTTAGATATAGATAGTGATGACGACGACGATGCTATTGAGTTGGCGGTTGCGCATTTAGATAAGGAGATGTTATGGAGATAAAATTTAGAGCGTGGGACACAAAAGAGCAGAAAATGTATTACGACAGCTTTTTGATTTACGCCAACGGAAAATTTGCTTGGCGTAACTCCCCAGAGGAAGAGAATGAAAACCACATTCTCATGCAATACACTGGCCTCAAGGATAAGAACGGGGTTGAGATATATGAGGGGGACATAATTGAATGTGCCGATTGGGTCGAAGATGCCCACGCATACAACACATGGATACGAGTGGTGACTTGGTGTAGCACAAATGGAATGTGGATCGGTATTGATGGCGAAGTAAATAAAATTCTCGGCAATATTCACGAAAACCCTGAATTAATGGAGTAATGTCATGGAGATAAAATTTAGATTGCTTTTGTGGGGCAAAATTGTTGGCTACGAGCGACACAGATATGCTGACGGCAAGGGGTGTATGGTAGCGATAATGCACTCGTCAGATGGCATAGACTGGGCAAATATCCACTTGGTGCCAGAGGTATACATAGACCACGACGAGAAGCACCAATACGCCGGCCTTGAAGATGTGAGCGGCGTGGAGATATATAAGGGGGACATGTTGGGGCATTACGGGACAAATCCTTGCCCATGCGGTCGAGTAGAGTTTTACAATGGAGGATTTTGTGCGTTTTGGGATGGCGGTTCTCCTGAGCGATTGTATAAAAATCTAACGAGACACTTCAAGGTAATCGACGACACTCCCGAAAATCATAAATTAATGGAGTAATGACATGGCAAAAAAGAAAACCAAACTAAGTCGTGGCGAAAAGGTCATTGTCTGGCGAAGAGAGCGGGAAAGAGTCCCCCGCATAGATATGTCCGAAGAAATAGGCGCAACATGCACACTCATAAACTTGTTTCTTAACGGCAAGTACAAGAAAGAGGCTGACTTGCTGTGGGCCGAAGAGATTAAGAAGGTCGGTCGATGTGAGATGACAGGCGATTCCAACTGCCAACTTAATGCACATCACATAATATCAAGGACGAGGCTCAAATTCAGATACGACCTAAGCAACGGCGTATGCCTCTCTGCTTACTCGCACAGCTTCGACCCTGTCTGTTGTCCTCATGGCGGTCTTGATGCCGTGAAGCGGTTCGAGGGGTGGCTAAAAGAGTCAAGGCCAGGGCAGTATCAGTGGTTCATGGAAAATAAGGATGATATGGGTATGTCTGGGAAATCTTATGAGCAGTGCTATTGGGAATTGAAGCTATGAACGACGATATAGTCAGGGGTATGATGGCAGACGTAATGGCGAAGCATCTACGCGACGAGCACGGCAAAAAGAGGTCGCGCTTTGCCCCGCCAACCCACGATGAAGTTGCTGTTGAGATAGAGGCCAAAGGCTACAAAAACATTACGCCAGATGAGTTTGTAAGCTTTTACGGCTCTAAGGGCTGGATGATCGGCAAGAATAAAATGTCGAACTGGAAGCTTGCCCTTGCCCGCGCGAACAAATGGGGGGCAGGGAAATCTAACAAGAAGACAAAGCTGTTTCCTATCGCCGGCAAAGTGTGTGGCGTACGTGGCTGTGGACTGCCTGCTGTATATAAAACACAAGGTGAGTATGCACATTACAAGTGTTGTGAACACATGCCAGACAAAGTTAAAGAACTGTATGAATAATGGAGCGAAATGAAACCTAAACGAATTCAGCGAAAGCGGACTAAGGGCTGGCGTATGCCGGAGAACACTGTTTATGTGGGCCGTGGCTCTAAGTGGGGAAATCAATATAAAGTATCAAAGCATTTAACGGTTGCGGAAACTGTTTCGCTTTATAAAAAATGTATCGTATCATGCGTTCGGAGGAATCCAGGTTTTTGGAATTTATCCGAACTCAAGGGCAAAAACCTTGCTTGTTGGTGCCCTTTGGATAAAGAATGTCATGCAGATATTTTATTGGAGATTGCAAATGAGTAAAATAACTTGGACAGAAAAAGTTCCAATGCTGAGTATTAATCCTGACGCTGCGACCACGCAGGACATTGGCAGGCTGGCATCGGAGCTAATGGAATGCAGGCAAGTATTGTTGGGCTACGAAGAGTTTGAAGCTAAACTAATCATTGAACCGAAAGCGTTACTGATAGAGGTTATGTCGGACGAAATGTATGACGGGATGAGGAGTTTGCAAGAAAAACGCAACAAGGTATTGGGAAGGCGGTATCCAAAATGAGTAAAGAAAAATTAGAAGCATTGTTATCGCCGCCATTCCTCTCTTACCATAATAACCATTGCGGTTGTTTAGGGTGTGTGTGGATAAGAAATGTAAAGCAAGCTCTTGCCGAGCTTGACAAATCCGACACCTTATGCAAAGATGATTACAATGAGTGGCCGTATCAAACACACATACGATCTAAAACCAAGGCAGAGCATTTAGAGAAGATTGAGTGTTTATTCCAAGAGTTTGGCGAAAACTGCAAGTGGGTCGAGAACGAATACGAGTGGCGACGCGCGGAGGAAGGGTTGCCGGAATTTGGACTACGGCACTTGGCTTATAATCCAAAATGGAATCCATTAGTATCTATTCAGATTGAGGCTGGCGAGCTAAATAGGGATGATTATACTCACTGGATGCTAATGCCCAAACCGCCAAGGACGGATGAGGTCAAGCAACTTCAAGCCGAGAATGAGATGCTGACAGATGCCCTGCGTAATATCCAAACCTATTGCCCGGAAGGGTGCACTTGCGATAGGTGCAAAATAATTAGTAAAGCTTTGAAAGGTGGTGAATAATGAAATACCAGAAAGTCCAGTACAAGTATAAACTGCACGAAACAATGAGCAAGCAGACGCACATCCTTGGTGTTGACGTGCATACCCAGTACATAGTTTTGACCCCTAATGGCACTTTGACCATCCGCAAGGGCTATTGCTGGAACGGTTCTAACTGGTCGATAGACTGGAAGAGCAAAGAGGCAAGCTGTTTTCACGATTGCCTATACCAGATTATGAGGCTCGGGCTGGTGGACATAAAGCATCGCGCCTACGCTGACGGCCTGTACCGGGACATATTGCTTGAAAAGGGCTTGTGGGAGTTTCACGCTAATTTGCGATACCAAGCCTTACGAGCTTTTGGCGGGACGTCTGCTAAGCTGAACGAGAACGAGAATAAGGTTTATGAGGAATAATCTGTGTGGATAATACGTTCGAGAAAATGCTTATTAATTGTGAAGTCAAGCCAGCAAGGAGATTGGAATGAGAATACTAATAGCATGTGAGTTTAGTGGTATTGTCAGGGATGCATTCAGGGCCAGAGGCCACGATGCATGGTCTTGTGATTTATTGCCGACAGAGAGGCCAGGGCCGCATATACAAGGGGATGTGTTAGGAATATTGGACCAAGGTTGGGATATGATGATAGCACATGACCCATGCACCTATCAATGCAACAGTGGTGTGCGCTGGCTACACCAAGCCCCAGAAAGGTGGCAACTATTAGATGATTCGTGTGCGCTTACAAAAAAACTACTTAGCGCTTCGATAGACAAAATAGCCAGAGAAAACCCAATACCACACAAATATGCCGTTGAGCTAATTGGCCGCAAATACGACCAGATTATACACCCATACATGTTTGGCCATCCAGAATGCAAAGCAACTTGCCTTTGGCTCAAAAATTTGTCAAAATTAGAATCAACGGACGACGTTAAAGCAGAAATGGAAGCCCTGCCAAAAGCGCAATCACAAAGAATGCATTGGGCATCACCAGGTCCGAATAGGTGGAAAGTGAGATCTACAACTTTCCAGGGCATAGCCGATGCAATGACAGAGCAATGGGGATAACCTAAACCGGCAAGGAGATTGAAATGAGCCAATACAAACGATGTAAAGATTGCAAAGAAAATAAGAGATGTTTACGATTTAATCCCGACTATATTAAGGGGTATGTATGTGAATATTATGTCCGTAAATGGTGGAAATTGTGGAAATTCTGGAGGCCAAAATGAACCAAATAACACACGCAGACCAGCTAAGATGCGATATTAGTACATTGACGTTGAATGAGCTATGTTTCGACAGTGACATTTTTTATGACCAGTCCTGCTTCTGGGGGTGCAGAATGGAATCACACGCTATTTATTGCCATAACTCAAAATTTGAGCGCAAGCCCATGAAATGTCGCGAAGAAAACCAGCGGGCATGTGATGGATTTAGAGAGAACGAACCACTTGAGAACGAAAAGGGGCCAAAATGAAAATACTAATAGCATTGCTCATAATTACCACACTGTCCGGCTGTGCGCAAGTAATTGTGCAGAAGCCTGACAATACATTAATCAAAGTTAACGTTTTCGGCTCTACAAAGATTGACGATATGCGCTACCGCAGAGCCGACATTGACTTGCAAATCGGGCAGGCAGAGCTAACGCCGGAGCATTTGGCGATGATAGCTGAGGCTGTTGCGAGAGGGTTTAAACCATTACTGTGAGGCGTAAAGCGATGTTGTGCCGTGGGCGTATAATGTGCCTGAGCCGGCAACGATAGCACTTGTATTAGGTGGAATGGCTGCAATAAAAGCCCCCCGCCGCCAGTGCGACGACGAGGAGCCGGGAGAGAGAGAAATTGATTGACTGTATAAATATTCCTGTGTTACGTTTGCTCAACGTATTGAGTAAATTGTACTACAACAAGTGTTATTTGCGCATCTCCAATAGTTTATAATATAAATCGCCCAGCTTTAGCCTTGCAAGGTCGTGGCCTATGTAGCATATCCAGCATTTATAGCCCTTATCTGTTGACACTATGGCTGTGGCTCCGCATTTACAGGTCATTTGTATTCTTCGCCCAATAACATTTGGAAAAAATCTATCCAAAATCTATCAGTGGCCGCCTTAGCCAACGCCGACGACCGAGCATTAACCATGTCTTGTGTTATTTCATATTCCATTATTCTCTCCTTAAATTACTTTAATCTCTTTCCCATTTGGCAATATGGCCCGGCCCCTGTTTATTGGTACGCTGTATAGGGTAAAATCATGCCTGCCTACATAAGCCACCCAGAAGCCGTGTGTCCATCCAGTTGGATTCCCGTCGTGTTTGTACATAGGCATTCGTTTACACAAGCATCCGGCACACATGGCCTCTGTAGGCATGTCTGTGGCGGGGTATGTGAGCGTGTCAGACTGTCGGCGGTGGGCGTGGTTGAATATCACTGATTGTAAAGGACTCTTTCTCCTGTGAGCAGCGGCACAATGGATAGAATACGACCAGCCGTGTACACAAATAAGCTTGTCGTGGAGTTGGACGTTATTGCCCTGCCTGACATATTCAAAGTTTTCTCTGCCTCTGCTGATATTGGCTTGTGGCGAAATTAAACTGTACACTGAAACCGCACCTTTGCCATGTGTTGCCGCCCATCGCTCGATGTGGGCGTCGTGGTTGCCCTCCTGGAAGATTGTGTGCTTAGTATGCTTCTGTACTTCGTCAATAAATTCATTGGCGGGGTCAAGCTCTGTTTCCTTGAAATCCATCGCCAAAGCTTCTTCGATGGTCTGATTGCCGAATTTTGAGAATGCGGACGCCTGAAGTAAATCATGGCCAACGATTGTGTGGTCAGGCTGAAACTCTCTATGCGCCGCCAAAGCTACAGCAACCGCCTCATGGTCTTGGTCTGGAATGTGCATGTCAGGAAAGCCAAACCATCGCAATGCTTTATTCTTGCACTTATATACCGTCTTGGTCTTCATTCTCTATCTCTCCTTAAACTCTCCTGTATCCTTACTCTACCTCATACTCAGCCATGATGTCTTTGGCGCATCTTAACACCGCTCTTCGCCCGTCAAATTGAGATATGGGATTGCCGTTGTCTATGTCATAAGCTATCATCTCGACTTGAATTATCTTATCTTCGCCTAAGTCTACAGTCTGCGATCGTTCGTAATGAAGTGCGTCCATGTTAATCTCCTTTATTAAAGAATCGTCTCAGTAGATAGCTTCTGGTCAGTGATATTAGTGTGAAATAAAATGTGATAGATAAGTGTTCGCTGTGAGTTATGTGTATGCCAAACATCGGGAATATTAAGTATTGGCTGCCGAGTGCAACGCCAATGCCGACGGTAATGTTGGCAATGCTTTCGATTATGCTTCGCTGTTTGGATTGCATTCCTCTTCCCCCAAAACTTTGTCATAAACCTTTTTCTGGCAAGCCGCACAAATGCAATAAGAGCCAACGCAACACCACGTATTGTCTGTTGAGCCGCAATAATCACACGCGACATCTTCGCCGTGGCCTGTAAGTCCGGTTGGCGGATGATTGAATAGCCATTTGATGTTTTCGATTATTCTGTTGAACATTACAGCCACCCCCTCTCATTTGTAAGCTTCCAAATAGCTTCGTTCTGCTCGGCTATTGTCATGTTGCGGTTGTCGATTATAGCGTCGAACACAAGCTTCGGCTGACGTCTCTTTAGTGTGCCTATCTCCATTGCATCCAGCGCCGTCTCTGACTCATGCTGGTCATCGTGCGGGTTGCGGAGTAGGCGGATTACATGTCCGCCGAGGTCTTGAATACACTTTACTTCGTTGGGGAATCTTACGTCTGACGTGAGGACTATGGAGTTGCTCTTAATACATGCCAGACACTTTCTGTATGCCCGAACCCAGCAGTCAGGGTCGAGAGAACGAAACCAATCAGTTCCGACAATCTGCAAGACCTCTCTGCCAGACTTTCCGCACGGAAGCAATTTATTCTTTTGGCTATCGGTTCCGCCAAACAGATGTGTTATTTCTGCCCCAAAACAGGTACAGACAATTCGCTTGAGTTTGTCTGCGAAATCAACTTGATGAAGCCTTTCTGGGCCAATCCTCTGCCACAAATCCGTTACCGCCGTTGTCTTGCCGCTCTGCTTCTTACCGCTAAAAGCTATTATACGCATCTCTACTCTCCTTAAATACTTGTAATATACACCATAAAGAATAGCGAGTCAAGAACTAAATATTATTTTTTTACTAAATATATTTAGTCCTTTTGGCTTTCAAGCTGAATATCCAAACGGTCTACTAATCGTTGCTTGCCCTTATGTGCCCCTCCACGCACCTGCCCTTTTCTTGCAGATGTTCGTTTGTATACGGATTTGTATCTCTGTGACTCTACTTGGCCAATGTCCATACTATATGGCCGTATTCCCATCCATGAGCGATTTAGTATGTCTTTAGTTTTTTGGCCCAACTCAACATTGCCGTCTTTGTCAAGGGTTATACCTTCTCGCTGAATAGCTTTGCCTAATTGGGCAGGAGCGCCGAAGACGTCGCCGGCTATGTTGAGCGCTTTTCTATCCCATCGTTTCTCCAGCCAGGGCTGTATATCAGGATATGTGGTCACGCCAACCGCGTCACGAACAACGCCGGCAAGGCCGCCGACGGCGTTAACAATCGACATAGCAGGCTCATATAACGAGTTCCATGCAATCCTCTTGGCAAGCTCCGATCCGGTTATCATGCCCCGCTGGTATCTCTGGAAGTCAAGAATATGCTCTGGCAAACCAATAAAATTAGCAATATCATCTAATGGCAGAGGGACGTAGTACATCTTTTTACCACGCAAACTGACTACATGAAAACTCCATCGTTTCCATGGGGGAAGAGACCGTTCATACTTCCTGCGATCGTCGTCTGAATAGTTCCATATCGCTGATATGACATAAGGGGCCGAGGCCGCCATTATAGCAGAAGCCAGCCTGCCATATTGCCCTTTTTGGGCGTACTCTTTTGCTATTCTCGGCCACCATGGTAAATTTAAGTGCATCCAGCGATAAAACGGCACCACAAGGTCAGATAGCATCCTGCCAGTCCTGCCAATGGCGGCGTAGTCCCCGGCAATATCCCTTGCTATTTTTGCGGCCAATACGTTTTTGTCTGTTATGCCCGAAAGTGTTTTTGAGTCCTTTGTGGCATACTTTATAATATTTTCGCCCTTGGCACCTAAGTCCATTAGTCGGTCAAATAAGGCATATCTTAACCAATCCTCACGTCCTGCACCTATCTTTCTTGTTATATTCCATAGCCTTTTGGTCTTGCTCACAAGATGTTTACCCGCCCCTGAAATTTCCGCCCGTTCTATTGTTGGTAGAATAGTCTCCAGTTCTGGCAAGTCCGTGCCGATCCAACCGGAACCAACCACTCCATATTTCTGCGCCAATGCAAATCTATCGCTCTTTTCTCCCTTATGAGCAGCGATAACCTCTTTCCAATAATTAGATAGATACTTTCCTTTTAGAGCGCTCGGCAAAGCAACAAACACCTTATGGGCATCGCCCACCAAATTGGTTACATGGAACGGCAGAGAGTATAGTGGGTTAAACAGTATTTGTCCCTTGACAAAAGTGTTAAAGCCCTTGACGGCCAGATACGCCGGTGCCTGTGATATGGGTACTGTTGGCATTTTATGTATCTGCTTGGCTATTTCTTCCCTGACAATAAAACTCTTTTTCCTACCAACAGCCAGTATTTTGCGAACTTGAGACGCCGCCTTGTCGTCAAGCATATCTTCGATGGAGTCGAGGTTCTGAGCAATAATGGCCTTCGCCATATCCTCAGTAACACCATTCGCGGAATAATAAAACCTGCCCGGCATAACGACCACTTCTTTATACCCTTCCGGTACAAGGTTCCGAACCTTTGTGCCATCGGCAGCCTTAGTAAACTCTTTCCATTTTGGGTGTTCCTTCTCAAAAAAGTTGACTTCTTCCTCTTTCAGGGTAGTGGACAGGAACCGCGAATAATCTACGTCACGCTGAACCTGCGACCAATGCTCGGTAAGTCGTTCCATTATGTCGGTTGAATAGTCATGCCCACCTTTACGTTGCTTCAAATAGCCTTTTTTGTAATCGGCAGGCTTTTTGCTTGGTATGCCGAGAAAAGCGTCGCTTTCTCTCAGATATTTAATAACCCTGTGCGGGAAATAAAACTCTTTAGCCTGCTCTTTTGACAATTGCCCTTCCGATACAAGTAAGTCGCCGAATTCCTGCGTAATCTTTCGTATTCTATCGTAGGCTTCCCTGACTGACGGATATTGTTCGTACAATTCGTCGCCACGAGCTTTCATTGCAGCAACAGAGTCTTTTGTCATACCAGATGGCAAGTCAACGCCCTTCCCAATATCCTCAACCAAATCGTCGGCAATAATCTTCATCTCTAAGGCTTTCATTCGTGCGGTGGCTTCACGCATTGTGCCTTCTGTCGGTTTTATCGCCCATGACATTTTTTCGACAGCAGTATCATGAGCAAGTCGAGATATTTCCTCGGTACGCCGAAAACTCTCTCTTATATTTGCGAAATCTTTCGTTTTTGGTAGTTCGGGTAAGTAATGAAACCCTTTAACTGCGGCACGTATATGACCAGCCACCTGTCGCAGTATCCCCGGCTGACCGCTACCGGTAAACCCTTTTGTTCTCGCCAAGAAAGCATCTGCGCCCTTAGAACCAGTGGACATATCCTCTTTAACAATAGCACTTATCTTTGCCGTTGCTCTACCTGATCTGCCGCCGACAAAACCACCTTGTTGGCTTGGAACGTCGATGGTTGGGTCTTCGGCTGTAGGAGTGGGGAACGATAAATAATCGCCCGAAACGCCTTCAAATTTTGCTATAGCAACGCCTCTTTCCTCTAAAATATCCTTATTTTCATCACTCAAGTTTGTGGTTCTTACGGTAACTTCGCCTGTATCGTCGATATGAGTTGATACAGTATTTATCCCTGCATCTTGAATTTCTTTGACAATCTGTGCTGCGCGTTCACCTTCGTTTTTACGAACGGTTTCGACAATCTTTGCTAATTCTTCTTTTGGTTCAGCTAAAAACACGCCTTCCTCAAATTGACCTATTTCGCCTTGATTGACAAGAGGTTTTGTTACTTTCCCCTCAACTGTCTCGGCTTCGGCTGTGGGTTCTACAACTCTCTCTGCGGCTTCCAGCCCGCCTTCCGCAGGCTCCCGTAAACGTATGCCTTCCACTTCTTCCCGCCTGGCTTCAATCCCTGCTTCTTCGCCTGCAACTTCAATTTCGCCTCTAACTCTTTCGGCATCTGTGGGTACAATCGCATCAGCGGCGACAGGTTCGGTCACTACGCCCTCTGCTGTGGGGGTGGGTTGGGCTGTGAACTCTTTAATAGCTTTATCTGCCCACGCCTTACCGCTATACTCTTGTAGTACATTTAGTGGAACATGCTCCCCTCGCTCTACTGCTGATTCAACGATGGCTTTGTGATTACTAAACTTAGTCCTTGCTCTTCCACTTATTTCTGTCCTAGCAATGTCAACTATCTGGTTAGCATTGCGTACAACCCATATTGTGTCTATCCCACCACCATCAGTAGTGTTAGTTATTATGATTCCATCGTGACCCTCTTTCCATGCCTTTTTTATTTCCGTAGAATATCTCGATGTTCTGTTTCTACCTTTCATAGAAATCATTTTTGGATTTTTCATTATCAGCTGGGCTTCCCTGACATTAGAATCGCTTGCCGCAGTCCTAGCCCCTGGTATCAATTTAGGTGTAGTTTTCTGCTTTGCCGCCCTTGCTTTTAGGTCGTCCACTATAGACTTCCAATGTTCGTAGTTTTGTTTGCCACGCTTACCTTTAACGATTTTCCAATAATCAGCAGTTACTTCTGCTGTATATATATCTGTATCTGTTACTGTTTCTGGGTCAGCAAAGTCTCGTTCTGTATAATTAACAGCGGTTTCTGGGTCACTAGCAAAGAAGAACCCCATTTTTGCGCTTGGTGCGCCAGTGTTCTTGCCTAGTGTTTTTTCACTAAACTTTTCAAACATTCTGCTAGTGCCGTGGTGTACTGTTATAGGCTTGCCGTCTGCCGTAGTAACAGGCGTACTTTCGCTAGAGGATGCTATGTAATCGTCTGATGATGTTATCTGTACGTTGGATGCCTTGCCAAATGTTTCAGCAAACTCCACGCTGGTCATTTCATGAACTTGCTTCCCCTCCGCCTTCCCCGCGCCCTTCTGCTCTGTGGGGGTGGGTAATGCCACTTCCCCCTCTACGGCCTCTGTCACTTCACCTGTGTCAATCCTCTCTTTCTCAGCAACAGTATCATCAAATATCTGTTGTCGTTCCTTTGCTGTTGTTTTGCGGTCAATGCCCATGTCTTTCATGTCTTTGCGACTGAAAGTGGTCTTGCCTTTAGCGAGTTGGCCGGAAACATATTCCATCCCGGCTACTTGCGGTTTTGTAGGGACTATACGGCCTGTAGGCTTGACGGCAGCACGTTGTAAGCGGGTGGGTGGAACTTCGCCGGTTATCTGCAAACCCCTGCGCCTCGGACCCCTTTCAACAATATCGCGATCGATCGGGGCAGTATAGTTTTTCATCGCTTGCACAAATTTTCGGTCCGCTTCTCTTGCTACATGTTTTAACACAATTTTTTGTTCTACGGAAAGATCTTTTGTGTTTATCCCGCTTCGCTTAGCAGAGCGCAATATTTGCTTAGTGAAATATGCCGATGGATTCTTTCTTACAGCATCGGCTAATACGGGAAACTTTTTAGTAAACTCAAGTACAACACGATGTGCCGCATCAGAAATTGCTTTGGCCGCAGATGTTTTTGCAATAGCCGCAAGAACCGGTTTGGCAGCCGTACTTAATAGACTAAATCCAACACCCATACCAAAATCAGCTAAAACTCCACCGGCGCCATCGTATTGATAATCTGTTTCCGGGTCAATTACGCCAGCACTAAGTTTTGATGCCTCCCTCGCTGCTCTGGCAAGCGCCCATTTCTCACCATTCCTTAATGCCGTATCGAACAAATTGGCTGATTTGGGCATTGGGCCAAAAGCCTTTTTTGCGGTTTTAAGACTACCCATAAACTCCGCAAGACCTGATACGCTACGCGAAAATTCAGACGGGTTGTATCCCATAGCCCAGTCCATCGCTTCGTCAAGTGTCATATTTTTGACTTCATCTACCCACATGCTTTCCGGTGTTATTTTTTTTATCGCCGCCCATGCCACTTCTGGCGCACCAAGCATCAACCCCTTGCCGTATTTAACAAAAGTCCTGACTGGCATAGAAGCTACACTTTTAATTACGTGCTCTATTTTCTCTCTGCGACCAGCATCGCTTGGTAAATAAGGTCTGTCCAGTGGGTGTCCAACAAAAAAATCACCTATTTTTTGTGAGATTGTGCGTTTCGGCATAGCCTCCCATTGCATTCCTTTATCTGCTGGTGTCGCACCTACAATCGGCAGACCTGATGGATCAGGTAGTTGCTCTGGAAATTCACCAAGTCCTATCGGCTTTTCAACTTTCGGCTCTGTCAGAATATCGGCGAACATGCCACCCGTTTTTTGAGGTTTTTTTTCAACTATATCAGCGAATAAGCCCATTCTCAATCATCCTCGTAATAGCTTTTGTGATTTTATCTCTATCGCCTGTTTTGACTATCTCCTCAAACTCGCGAATAGATTCCTTGTCGTCGCCAAGCAGTTCGCTGACATAATCAATTGCACCTTCGGGATTTTCAATTGCATAGTCTATTGTGTCCCCAATTTGCTGTTGGACTGCCCTTGCGGGTTGTAGTGCTAATATTTTAGCTCGCTGTTCTTCTAGTCGTGCCTCAAGAGCTTTCTCTGCGTCAAACGGTTCTTGCCCAATACTGAACGCCTGCTCTACTATTTTGCGGGTTTGTTGCGGCGAATACATAGGTTGACCATCTGGCCCTATCTCTGTTATTAAACCGGCATACATTTTGATTTTTTCGAGTTTTAGTTTCTCGTTAATTGGCTTGAATGCACCTTGGGCGTCTCTCATGTACTCGTTGCCGCTTTCGTCTTTGTAGTAGCCTTTCTGAAATACTTCGTCCGGCGTTGGCGTTTCGTCAAAAACCAAAGTAGGGTTCTTCTGAAGACCAAGATGCTTTAGTGTCAACTGGTTCTTTGCATTATTCTTCTGGCCCTCCGTCCAGTCGCTTGACTCTATCATGGCCATAGCATCGGCGATTTTTTGCATCTCTCGCTTCTGCTGCATACTATATTCTAACTTAAACCTGCTTTGTAGCTGTTGTTGTTGCTGTCGAAAAGACGCTTCGCCTGCTTCAATGGCACGTCCAGGTGCTTCCTCATAGACACGCTCACGAAATTCCTGCTGCTCTCCTGCGAGTGTTTGTGCGGCCATACCTCTTTGTTGCGCGGCGGCGGCACTGGCGGCCTGAATACTAAGCTGTCTTTGCCTAAGCGCTACTTCTTCGGCGCGTACGGATTCACGCTCCTGTCTCGTGCCACTACCGATAGAATAGGCTGCCTCGCCATACGTTCTACCTGACGGGTCATGTCCAATTGTAATAGGCATTTCTTAACTCCCAGTATTACCTAATTGTTGCATTAGTTGAAGATAAGTATTCTGCTCTGGATACTCGTCTGTCCGGCGCTCCATAAAGTCAAGTTTTTCTCTACTCAGACCGGTCGTATAACCCAATTCTCTACTACTCAAACCCTGTAAAGCACTGACCTCCTGAGCGCCAAGATTGCTTATGTATCCAAGCTTCTCTCGCCTCAGGTTTTCTTCTGTTCGCCCTAATGTGCGTTGCATGGCCTCTACATTTTGTCTCTGGACGGCAGGCGAAATCGTAGTTGAGTGCAAACCGCTACTGATAAGATTTTGCGCTGCTTGAGAACCAGACTGTGCGTATGTTCTGCGTATATCCGATTTCTCCGCTTCGCCAAGGCCTTCCAGCCCACCCAGCACGTCCTCTCTGGTAGAAGCCAGCCTGCCTGTAATGTCCTCTCTTGACTTGGCTAAATCTTCAACAGCAGTGCCGTATCGAGTGCCGTATTGTTTAAGTATATCTTCATACCTCGCCAGATTCGTAGCCTTGGCTTCATCATAGGCTGTTTGATATTCTGATGCGAGACGTTCACGTTCTTCTCTTGCTTTCTCTTCACGCTCATACGCTGTTTTGCCGCCGGCCAACCTATATATTTCCCATTTTCTAGACATTTTATTTCTCCTATAATTCTAACTCACTTATCCTGTCCAAAATTTCTTGCAGTTGTTTGTTTGTTATATTTGCTATTTGTTGTTCATACGGTATCGGCTCTGGCGGTGGAGTTTTGTCAGCTTCAATTTCTTCAAAAGTTTTGTTTTCAGCTTTTCCGTTTATAATTTTTTGAGTAATATCATTAGCGGCACCTTCCAATACAAATTCATTTTCCTTACATTGCTTAAAAAAATCTTGGTCATCAGAACAAGTACCAGTCCTTAAAATTTCTCCAGATGAATTGTGTACAATAAAATGTTTCATTATTTTTTGAACTCCTTCAATACAATACTTCGGGCATGGGCACTTCCCGCACCGGAATCTATCTTAGCGTAAAAAACATAAGTGAAAGTACCCACACCCGGGGTATCCATATATACTGCTGAAAACTGAGAAGGGTCGGTTCCTGCGTGAAGATTAATTGCTTCATATAGTTTATAGCCCACTGCTCTCCAGATAGAAAGTGTTATTTTTGAACTTGAAGACGCCCCTGCAATAGCTGCCGCAGCACTAATCTCCACAGCCCCGCTCGCTGTAGTAATGGATGCCGTTACTAATTGGGTGTCTGATGTCCCGACACTAACTGAACCAGAAGTATATGAACTTGCAGTTTTTGTTGCTGCATTGTCCCGTATTGCCGCTGTATCAACTGCCTCCGACCCCCCAACTTGCCTTAATTCTGTAAATGTTATAGTTCCAGCAACGATACTTTCAGCCGTAATCGTATCAGCCTGAATCAAACCGCCAAGCAATACTTTATGAACTGCCGCCGGAGTAGCAACGCCACTGGAGTTTATACAGACAACCCAGTTGCCCGCCCCAATAGCCGTAGCAAGCGTGGCTGTAGTCTTGAATGAAGTGTTGCCATCGTCTGCGTCCCAATAGATAAATTCGTTCGTAGAGCCGTCGCCAACAGCCTTGCTGGTAATATTGTACCTCGTTCCGTAGTAATCAATAGTGCCCGAAGTCCAGCCAACCTTAGAAGCTCCGTCGCCTATAAATTCAATACCACTTAACATGGGCACGTCAATCGAAATGCCCGCGCCATCAGTTACAGCGTCTTTAACCAATGTCTCGGTGCCGTCTCCGTTGTTATAAAGATAGTTTATTTCGCCTTGAGATAGAACTTTGTCGAAAATCATCACATTATCTATAGCACCGTCGAAATATACACCTCCATTATAACGCCCTATTTCTATATCGACAGCTTCCTTGTTTAGTGTTGTTACGTGGGTTCCAGTTTTAGTAGAATCTACCTCAATGCTATTGACGTAAATCTTAACCACACCTGCATTATATGAAAAACCAATGTGATACCAGCCCCCATTAGATACAACTAAATTATCCGTCGTCTGATTTGATGCTCCAGTTCCGCCAGAAGTGCCAAGCACCACTATCAGTTTTGCATCAGAACCAGATACGTCTATTAAATCTAATGCCCACTCTCGCAACTCGCCCGACGACCTGTATTTAGTTACAATACCATCAGCGATACCAACCGCCGTTGGCTTAATGTCCACAAAGACCGAAAAGGCATCTGAGAAATCATAGTCTGTGTGGTCGGGTATTGTTACGTATTCACTTGAGCCGTTTAGAGAAAAGGCGTTGCCAATCTTACCAGATACAGACATTTGGTCGGTGTCAACTGAACCGGCGCCGTGATTACTCCTGCCAGAAGAATCGGCCACAAGCGTATTGGCTTCGTTTTCATTGAGCTTCCAGTGCCCAACACAATCTGCCATATTAACTGGAATATTAGATATATACCCCGGAACCCACACCGGATCGCCCCATGTTCCCCCTGTGATTTTAAGTGCTGTCTTAACACTATACCATCTTGATACGGTGGTTGGCAATACATGCCATCCGCCAGTTGAGCCGTCGCCTGTGGGATTGGCGGGCGTAGCGGTCAAGTTGCTGTCATGATAGGTCGTAAAAACCTGTTGGCCGTCAATCAAGCCAACCTGCAACTTTTGCAACTGTTGCCTTATTTGGATAAGGTCATTCTCGTAACTCATTTTGCCCTTCCCGATGGAAGTATCTGTGCCAATATCCTCTCAAGTCCCCACGTCTCACCAGCCGTATCGTTGCCAAGCTTTACACCCATAAAGATACCTTTTGCTTTGTGGCGTATTCTTGTGTGTTTACCGGGCGATGTTACCGTGCCGCTAAATAATGAAGCACCAGCGTCAATCTGCTCTATTACTGACTCGGCTGTTTCGCCTACAATAATTTCATAGGCAATATCATCCGAATCCGATATAGTACCACCCACTCCACCGCCAGCCGAAACCACTGTCAGTGAGTTAAGCTTGCCATTGTAATCGTGGTCGTGCCCAATAAGAACCGGCCCCAAAAGGACATAGCTGTCGATCGCTTCGCTTGATGACGAATCAATTGAACCTGTGTCATCGCTTTTTGCATCGTTATCCATGACCCTAATATGTCCATCCCAACAGCCCAAAAGAGTTTTTCGTGTTTCGGGGTCATCGGCGTTATAATGCCATGAGCACATCACGCCATCCTCTTCAGGATAAGTCTCAGGAAAAAAGCCACCGCTTTGAAAATCATACCAGTAATTCGTATTAACTCCGGTTTCTATATTGGTTATACACACCTGTAAGCCCTGCCTGTTTGGGTCGAAACTCAATACTATTCTCTGAGTATTTGGGTTGAGGGCAAGGTCAGTGGTGAAATTTGGTATCTTATCGCTGGTCAAAGACTCTATTGCCGACATGTCCCTGTGAATCTTATAAAGACCTTTCAAATCAAGAATATATAGGTTGTCGTGGTCATCCCAACACCATGATTGTTGTGTGACTACCCCTATCTTGCCGTTTAAGAGGTCTAACGAGCCGCCTGTGGCCGGATCGCCACGAAGTAGGTACAATGACCCTATTGAGCCAAAAATCTCGTAGTCGTCGTTGTACGGTATCTCAGCGGTAATTATATCGCCAACCTTGCCAGACTCAGCATCAGTACCAGCAACCGGCGATTGGGCATCGTCGGCGGCGTAAAGCCAATCGTAAGGATTTGCCTGCCTGCTCTTGTACCATTGATGCGGATCAACACTATTTCCAGTGAGCGAAGCCCTGCCTCGATAATTCACTCCAATTACCGCCCTGCCAGGCATACTGCCGTATGTTGTCGTATCGTTTGCGTATGGTGTCCAGTCATAGTAATGCGGGGTTGTTGGCTGTGTTACCGCGGAAGGTACGAGAGACCCCGTCATACTGCCGCCAGAGAGTGTATATCCACCTGTGGTTACAAACGTACCGGAAGTAGTTCTGCCATAAATATAGTTCGTACCAGCGCCTTCGCCTGTGACGAAGTCAACAACCATTGTTGCCGCACTTGTAGACTGGGTAACGGTTGACCCTCTCGTTGGCGCAACCAAAAGGCCGCTTACCGTCAACTTGGTATTAACAAAATCAACGACATTCTTTTTGTCATCATTGGCGATATAAATCTTTTGCTGCAACTCAAACATTGTCAGGGCTTTGCTGGTATCAAGCGTCAAGCCAGATAACTCAACCATTTTTGGCGGTGAATCCGTGTTCTCGTACCAGAATCCGTTATTCGCCACAGCACATAGTCGCTTGCTATAATTTTTTGCGTCCGGCAATGCAGCAGCTTCAGTAACCACAGTAAACGATAGCAGCCCACTTTCTTCATCGTCTGTAGTGCCGACAATTAGCCAGAAATACTCATCGCCGTAAGTCAATGAAATTCGAGGGTCGTATGCAGCCGTAGAAACTTCCCCACGATAGACATTAGTACTCTTGGCTGTTACTTCCGTTTCGTTTGTACCGAAATATACATCCCATGCGGAGTTAGAACCGGTATCTGTCCACGACAGTGTGGCGTTAATCGCAACACTTGTCGCGTCATCGACTGGACTGAAAGTTGATAAGGCCATAATACTCCTAAGATACCGATACTGTTGTTATTTGACAAATTGCCACAATTGGCCGAGAGTTACTACCACCAGGCTTTTGGTTATAACCTTTTGCGAAACCGGGTCGCTGTCCGCCTCTGGCGCGATACTCCAGAACATCACGCGGCCTTACATTATTCATTCTTGGACTGGTAAACCCCGGCTGCGTTGTCGCTGCAAAGTTGACGTTCTTGCCCATCATTGGAAATTGTATTTTCACATCAACCCCCTTACAGTTCTATCGGAAGGCCGAGTAATTGTTTGCCTGTCCACGACACCCTTTTGCCAAACTCTACGGTGTCAGAATCGGCTGGCGAAGCGGCGTCATAAAACAAAGCATCATAATCACCTGCAGGAAGGTTGGCCGGGATAGTTATCGGGATGCCGCCAACGTTGGCATTACTTGACAACTCAATGTCGGTGTTGCCCCATGTTGCAGCCATTGCAAGCGCGTCAGCAGCAACGTCCCACTGTTGGCCGTCTACAACCCTAACTAACCGCATGTATGGATTTGTCATACTTCTGTAAACTATAAAACTATACATATTGTCCCTTTCTATGTGTAAAAACCACCTTTTATACTTGATTGTTTTCTACCAGTTGTTCCAACGTCGCGATGGAGTGCCTGCTGTCGGTTCCAAACCGCAGTTGCTATATCCGTTATTGCAGCCGCTCCAGCGGTCTGAGAATACGTGTCTGCCCAGATACGTACCTTATCGCCTATGGCAATTGGAAACTCGAACGCCGCATCGGTTTCGACCTTCTTATTCGCACCAGTGTAATCAATAACGCGCCGCGAAGCTACCACCCCGCCCGACACATCAATGACGGATATTACCATATTATTGTACTCGTCATTGTTGCCGGAACCATCCGTAAGCGTAAATGTAGTATCAATCGAACTTCCGTCAGGATTGTCGTCTGCAACTGCGCTTTCAAGTGCAATATTAACGTGATACTCATCGCCACTAATTATATTAGAGCCTTCTGTGATAACAACAATATCACCAGCAACAATCAGTGTTGGTGAACCTTTATAAACACCACTACCAACAGGCTCTTCGGCCATTGTAACCGCAGCAGCCCTTGCCGCTATCGTGCCGTTGTTGTCGTAAAAGACTTGGTACTTAATTGTCTTTCCGGTAGCATAAATTACTTTAATCAGATTTGTCATCTGTATCTATCAACTCCATAATTTGACCGTAAATCAGCACCGGTTGAAATATCCCACACCGATCCTTAATTAACGTTAATTCATCAACAGTGTAATCAGTCTCATTTGTGGCAGCCTGAATTTTCACAAACAACCGATACAATTTGCTCTTTAAGTCCGGCTTGTCTGCCTGCTGACCAGACAATAAACTATCGATGATTCTATCTTTGAATGTTACTTTTTTAGACCCGCCCTGTTCGTCATTCTTCGCAATCTCAAGGTCTGTACCATCAATCGCTTTTATGGCTTTGTCGAAATTCTTCTTCATTCTTCTCTCCTTATTCTAAAATATTATTATTAATTTTTGCTTACTCTCTCTTGAAAATATCTTTAGTTAATGTAACTCTATTGTTTTGTGCTACAACGTGTAATGCGTGGTCAAGTTTATTTAGGAGATAGCTTTTTATCATATCTTCTATGTGCTCTTTGCGTGATGCAAACTTGGGTGTGCCGATGTCGTCGTCTCCTAATGGTATTGTCGGGATAGGATAAACCTCGTCCCATGCAGCTATAGCCGCCTGGACGTCAACACCCAAATCATCTATTTCTACTTCAAATAACATTTTGTTCTCCTTTTAACTTCCTGCTACTATTTTTTCTGCACCGCCGTAATAAAGGTGAAGTCCGTCATCTTCCATCCAAACCATGCCATTCTCAAGGTCAGCAGGAGCCGTGCCAAGATATGGGGCTTTAATCACACCGTCGCCCCTGATTCTCATGCCAAGTTCTCTACTACTATAAATCTTAAAATGATCTTCTTTTGGCAGGGTTACTATGGCAGCTGCACGTGTTCTCGTTATCCTGACGTAATAGCCTGCCGTTATTGCCTCAGTATCACTCGCATTGCTTTCGGCCCATGCGATAGGAGCATTAAAAGATATTTGCCCCGACTTCTGAAAACCGTCGGTACCATCAGACAAAATCGTAAGGTTGGCCCATGTATCATTGCCGGTTGAATATTCGAATGTTGCATTTATGTTTTTTGAACCACCCGTATCCGCCACATACTCAATGACCTCAAAGGTATCGCTGTCTCCGATAAGAATATAATCATTCACCGCATCAAATAACTCTTCATCAACATCGCTATTAATAAAAGCGTCATTCCCCACGCCCGCGGAATTGACTCTGTCTACCATAGTGTCAGTAGAATCATCATACTCATACCCATAATCAGGATTTGCGGCGGTTGCACCCTGTACCACAAGGGCATTATCAAATCCTGGCAAAACTTTATAGGCCGTTGCAGTTGCATCTGAGCCATTAATTATTGCGGCGAGATATGCGTCAACTTCTGTGGCAGAATCAGCAGCAGCAGCATTTGTTACAGTAAGCCTCGCACCAATACAGCCCCCCGTCTCTCCAGCACCTAACGCACCAGAAACATAATCTAACGTCAACGCCTGGACGCTGGAATGCCCGTTAGCATTCGCTTGGAACAGGCCACCGTCTGCATCATCTGCACCGGCGTCGAGTTCCACTTCAAATAAATATTTAGAGTATTCATTACCAATCCAATCAGAACTATGTATATCGACATGGCCCATCGAATTACATTGAAACTCATTGTGGTATCCGTCTCCAATCACAACTTGAGGGTGTTCTATTATATAATACCCAAAGTCAGTGATGTCAAAATCCCACCCCATAGTATGCAGGATAACATTATCCGCATCAATAACCTCAGTAATTCCAGCCATCGCACCTCTGTATGTGCCGGTTCTGACGATTATCCACTTGCCGACATCTGCCGCGGTAAATACTCCGCTTGCATCGTGCATCCACGATTCGTATGTCCCTTCGGTGTAATCAAAGTCGGCCTCATTAGCTGATAAATCATGCTCAATTACAACCCCGCCATCAGGCCATAACACCAAAGAACCACCTCCGGTCATCGCGTCAGCCTTAATTCCGTTTGAGGTATATATTCTGCCATTGGCTTGGATTTGGGCAAGAACTGCGTCAGAGCTATCTGTCCATGTCTGCAAATAGGCTGTTTGCGATACCGCACCTTTGATTGTAAGAGGTATTGTGCTAGCCGTGAGCGAAGTTATATCTGTTGTAGAGAGCGATGCCGTTGCACTGCCAATCTGTGTTATTGCTCCTGTTGCCGATATTTGAGTGTAGTTTGTTGTGCCATCGCCGATTAAAGTTGGCATTACAATCTTAAAACCAAGAATATTAGCGTCTTGGCGTGTCAGCTTAAAATAATCGTCTGAGTCATCAACTTTCCATTCAATATATTTGTTTGCACCAGCAGCGGTTATCCTCCCTACGTGCCGAAGCCACTTAGAGGCCGCTGACGAAGATGTTGGATGGTTAATATATGTGCCAAGGATTGGGTTGAAAGCAATATAATAAGACGCCCCCGCAGTTTGATAGAACACATTGCCTTTGCCTGTCAATATTACGTTACGAAACGCATCAACGTACATCTGCAAATCATTATCACCCTCCGCTGCTTTGCGACTAACAATGAGCCTTTTTCCCTCTGATGCGTCATCAACATCCGTATCACCAAAGAGTCTGACATTGCCTTGAGCGTCAGGCATTATCTTGAGGTCGCCATTGGAATTAAACAACTCAGGAAAATCTAAATTGCCAGTACCAGACAAATTTCCGCTACTAAAACTTATTGGTCCAATAGTGTCAACTATTGACCCTGTACTCAACAGCAAAGTATCAAACTTGCCAACAGTTCCACAGTTAATACTCCTTGGTCTTAATGTGCCTCCAGGGTCGCCTATATCATATACATTATCAGCGCCAGGCCAATAGTGCCCGGCACCTGTCATAGTCCATCGCAAAGACAAAACGCCTTCTCCATCGCCGGTTGTAGAAAAGCCAAGAGCCGTAGGCAAATCGCCAGTAGCATGGTCAAGTTCTGCGTAAGCGTGTATCGAGGCAACATTTTTATACTTTCCAGTAATATCGCCCTGGGCAAAACCTGCCGCATCAAAGGCAGCAAACTTTAAATCGCCAATGCGGTCATCGACAGATAGATAGCCAAACACGCCATCATTTCTCGCCCTTAGCAACTTGAGTACAGGAGCTTGGATAGCAGTATCAGAAAACCGATAAAGAGCAAAGACTCCATCGGTAGTATCAACCCTGCCCTCTGTCGAAACGCCGGTGTAGAGCTTGAGGATATTAGAGGTAAAAGTGCCAGATGTTAGTGTTATGCCTGCGGTGTCCAAAGTGTAGACATCGCCCGCAAAAGAATCATATCTTATATTGTTTTCAATAGTTATAAGCATCTATTCTCGCACTGGCTTCGTTATTACTTTAACTTTTTTGGCCGTAAATTTCAGACATGCCTCACATTCAATCCGCAAGGGTGTTTTAGTTATAAAACGAATGATTACCTTGTAGGTTTCGAGATACCACGCACCAGTCTTATCCACAGGACTATAAAACGTATGGCCGCAGGACTCACATTCCCATTTTTGCACCTGTCTTGTGGGCGGTAATGACGGCTCTGCAATGTTATGTATTTCGTTAGAAGGCCCATAGGTTTCAGCATAAGCCATTCGCATAGCCTGCACTCTGTTCAAATCCTGCAACATTGTCAATGGCCGCACATTCCAGCTACCGGTAGCATTTTTGGTGTACTCGGCAAGGAATGTTTCTAAATAAAACGGGTTAACAAAACCTTCACGCTGAACAGAACCCCAAATGCCTATAATCAAACTTGGTATAGTCTTCTCGGTATGACCTGTAGGTTCACGAGTACCATCATCCAATATCCAACCCCACCGATAACCTTTGAAATCTTCCATTGTGTTTACCTTCCTGTTAAAATTACCCAACAATTCGTGCGCCTGGGGCTAATGACTTGTATCGCATAAATAACGTACCTATCCCTGATGTCGGGTTCGCATTACTAAATGTAAAGTCAACCCCGCCCTCCGGCAATATCATAGTAGCTCCGCCGCCAAGCGGTAACGCAGTGCCCGGTACAGATTTTACTGGAGTTGTTGCATCAAGCTCGGCATAGAAAAAATCACCTATTGCGGCCTGGGCGATGTCTACGCCACTGGTTGCAATGTCAGTTACGTTTGTACCAGCAGCACCATCGTAAGTAGGGTCTGAAACCCAACCCATTTGACAAGCGTTATTGCTGACGGCCTCAGTAATCATTAGTGCCATCACGCTAACTTCTACAGGGCCGCCAACTACAGTAACAACATCTGCAACATTATTGCCGTCAAGTGCAATGTCCGAAATGCTAACACATCGTTCTGCCATACCTGCAAGGTAAAGACTATTATTATCCATTTTATCGTTCTCCATTGTATGTTACAAAAAAGGTTCCGGGATGTCTCTGTCGCACATCGTACACATCAAGGTTATCGCTATTGTCGCCATTATATCCCAAGTATTGAGCCTGATACGCCGACTTGTCTATTGCTATACTGGCTGTTAATCGGGAGACAAAGTATTCCCACTTCGGCCCCTTCGTCTCGTCTTCCTGTAATTCGGCAATAGCCAAACAACTTGCCTCTATTGTCTCTGCGTGCATGGCGCCGCCATAAGGATATATAAGCGTAGTCTCGACAAGAGCACTTGGCAGAATCAGTTTCCTATAAGTAAGTGTGTAGGCGTCGTTCGGTATTGGGAAGAACATTATCTCAAACCTTTGGCCTACCGTGGTGGTTTCGTGTGCCTTCGGCCTGATTGCAGCATTGCAAGGATACGATCTTGTAGTAGTCCCCCTACGCATACTGCGAATATCACCTTCGCCGACTATTTTTATGTCTGGCTTGTTCTCGATTGAATTGTAAGTCATCTTCCCTTCGATGCCGCCAAAGTCGTCTGGCAAGTCGTAATTGCCATTGTGCTTCAATGTGTATTCTGCCGCCGTTTCAGTGTCCTCGCCCCATGCCGCCGACAATTCGATGTTGTTATCATCAGTTCTGGTAGAGATTGCATATTCAATGCTATCAACAACCAGCACTCCATGAGTCGCAACCCACGAAGGCCATGTGCCGGTGGTCAACGTTACTGTCGTTGCGCCATTAGCTATGGCAATAGTGCCAGTTGAATACGAAGCTATCGTATCGAGTGATGTAGTCGGTTTCAAAAACCGCCATTCGTAAGGCGCCTCATTTTCATAGATGCGCGGCGGATTGTAAAACTGTCGCAAACCTCGCTTCAATATCATAGCGATAATAGCAACTTGGTTTTCAGTCCACTTATCTGCATCTATGCCAAAGCCCAAAAAATGAGCTATGGCTATTCGCAGGTCAGAATATTGCGAAGATAATGTACTCTCGGCCATAATTTACCCCTTTACAGCAATACTGACTTCATTTTCGGCCAACACCAAAGGATCGTCAACATTGGCTATTTTAACGTAATAGGTTGTATTCTTGCCATCAATATCCGAATCGACAACCTTACCCTTAATCACTTGGCCCTTATAAAATACTTCGACTTTCGTTCCATTTGTAAAAACGTTGCCGGCAACTGTGTCATCAGGCGATTGGGGTTTCTTGACTGCTGGTGCGATTTTTCGCTTAACCTCTTTCGCTTTTGCTGGTTCGACCTCACCATTAAACAGTTTTGTTTCAGGGTCATAACCTGCCGACAAAACGACGAACGCCATATCACTTGGTTTTAATCGTGCATCTAATTTGTCAACCAACTTTTTAATACGAAGATACGCAAGAACTAAAACATCTGGCAACTCTTTCCTTTCAATCAACCTGTACAATACGCCTTTATCAACATCTGTAATTCTGTCTCTCAATTCCATGTTACACCTCATTTTGTTTGGGTTAGTATTATCCAACGGGCATTAGCCCCTTATTATCTGCACGATACCAATGGTAAACATACAGGCCACGACATATTCCAACTTTGCCGCCAACCTTTATTATTCGCTGGTGAAAATCGTTATCAACTCCAAGAAAACCATCTTTGAAACCACCAGCCTTTTTCCATGCCGATTTTTTAATTAGCATTACAACGCCACTTATACAATGACTATTGGTAGCGTCATTTACATCTGTGCCACACTGCTTCTGTAATTGCAACCCAATGCCTCGATGATACATAATGTCGTGAGTATCTTTAAGTTTGTCTATTTTCTGTTCAGGATTGCCAATGCGGTTTGTGCATACCGACAAAAGACCGTATTGAGGATTTGCCTCAATAATATCGCCCAACTGCTTAAACCAATCGTCTGTAGTAAACATCGCATCATGGTCAACGAAACAAGCCCAATCGCCATCGTTAAGTAATTCCATATATTTGTTATATGTCCCGCCCAAGTTTTTATCTGCCGACGATGGTGCGTATGCTATAAAATTATAAATCGTGGGTTTTGTCTTTATCTCAATTTTGGGTTTTGGTTCTTTCATTATTCGCTCATATACCTTTAAGGCCGCTTCGCCTGCGCGCTTTAGATTGAAACTCTTTTCCGCCATTGCCCTTGCTTCTTTTTTGGCGGCGTCCATATTGCCCTTAATGTCGTTCCAGCACTCGTTTATCTTTGCCGCAAAACCCTCGATGTCTCTTGCGTCGGCGGTGTATTTTGTATAAGGACAACCGCAACCCGCCACGATTGGTAATTCTGAAGCTAACGACTCTCTAATCACTCTCGTTGCAATGTGGTGTGGAGTTACCAATATGTCATTTGACCTATAAACCTGCTTCATGTTCCTTACTAATGGCTCTGCCTGATTTACTATATTGGCATCAACAAGTTTTTCGATGATGTCTTTTATTGGACTCTCCTCTTTTCTTTGCAACCCGTAGATGTTTATTCTTGCCCCAGGACAATATTTACGAACAAATAATGAAGCTGCCATAAGCACATTAAACGGAGACGTGTCTTGCCTAAACATGTCGGCAATAAGTATATTAGGCTTGCCTCCTTTTTCGTTGTAATTCAAACTGACACCAGAAGAACTGAAAACGTCCAAGTTTACCATTGCCGGAACGTAATCTATCTTCCTGTCGGGCAAAAGCAGGCTAAGAAAATCAACATGCTCTTCCCAGAACGTCATAAAAGACTTGTATCGCTGGTCTGAAGCACTACTAAAATACTCTTGCAAAATTTTGTATTTCTTGGTGTATTCCAACTCAAACAAATACTCAGGCCGACCGTGCATACAGAACACTTGTGGTTTATTAAGCGCCTGTATATTGGGCGGTATTGCAGAATGCCTTACAATAATATCTGCTTTTTCAGACCAGCTTGGCCCTACTGTTGTAACACCACAGGCAGACTTACCAACTATACTTGGCTTATTGCCTCCTTCATAGTCTATTAGTTGCGAATCAATCCCTACCGCTCTTTCGGCCATCACCATATCAATAGCTGTGCCAGATATGCCAGCTTGGTTGGGTGCAACCTTTGCGAAGTGAGCAACTTTTAATTTGCTTTGCGGATTTATTGAAATAACTTTTTTACCATTTAGTTTCATACGCTCTCCAGTTCGGGTTAAGGAAATCACAAGGCGACGGCTAATCGCCCCGTGATTTATTATTCATTTGCTACTTCATCAATGCCAAGTTATATGTTCCGCCTGTTGTGCTCGCAACAACATAACTCGATTCATTTAGCGTTAGAACGCTAACTGTCTGTGTCATTTTCGCTCCAGCCACCAAAATCTCAGAAGCCCTGTTGGCTATCTCTGTTTTATTGACCGCAGCAAACGATATTACCTCTGACAGTGTTTCAGAGACTGTGTTGGCAACTATGGCACCAGATACCTTCGCCGCAGAAACTAATGTCAATTCGGACAAAACCGCCGACAACGCCTCAGAGACTGTATTAGCAACTATGGTGAGCGAATCTGCTTGTGCAGTATTCAGAGTTAACTCAGACAGATTCGATGATACAACAGCAGAAACAGCATCTAATACCGCCGCCTCTGCGGTAACAAGTGCACTTGTTGCTGAAATCTCATTTGCATATCCAGCCAAGGCAGCAGAGTCTAGTGCGGCGATGTTTGTCTTGTTGACTGCTGCGAACGATATGACTTCTGACAGGGTTTCTGAGACCGTATTCGCAACCACGGCGCCAGACACTTTTGCCGCAGAAACCAACGTTAACTCAGACAGAACCGCTGATAATGCTTCTGATACTGTATTGAGCACTATCGCCCCAGATACATACGCCTCTGAAACGTCATTAACGGTTGATTTTTCAACCAGCAAATCAGATTCGCAGGCAGACAACGCCTCGGATACCGTATTGAGTACCACCGCCACAGAAGCCACTTCAGATTCTGTTAACAGTAAAATCGCTGCGCCAGAGACATACGCCTCCGAAACATCATTGACGGTTGACTTCTCGACCAACAAATCAGATTCATCTAATACAAGCGCTGCAGAAACCAAGTCAAGTTCTGCCTGACCAACCGCAGCGGTTGAAATTACAAAGCTTGCAACGAGATTAGTTCCTGTGTTGGAATATACTGTGCCAGCGGTAGTGTGCCAAAATTGACAGCCAATACCATAGCCTGCTCCTGTTGGAACGGAATCGCCCCATGCAATCATAAAACCGATACCATCTACCTGCCAAGCTCTTCCAGAACCGGAAAATATAGCTTCCTCGCTTTCGAGTTTGGTTGGTATATTGTGTGCACCCAAAGTACACCTCTCTTTCTTTGATAATTATCCTGTTATTTTTAATGAGCCTTTAATTTGGGCGTGCTTACCCACATTACATCTAACATGTGCGGCCTGCACATTCAGAAGATTATCGTTTCCGCCTTTACTTAACGGAATTATATGGTCGATACTCTTAGAACGCGGATGTGGCCATTTTAATCTTTTGTTGATTTTCTGACCACAAATGCCACAAATCCAACCATCACGCTCAAAAACATAGTTGGAATTGTATGATTTATGGTGCGCACCAAATTTCAAAGCTCTACGCTTTCTGTTATTAATCGCAATTTTTTCCCTGTTGTTTTGACGATAAATTTTTCTGACAGCCTTTATTTTCTTTGAGTTGGCAAGGCGATACGCCTTTACCTTTTCTTTGTTGGCAAGGCGATAATTTTTATCGTATATCTTCTTTGCTTCCTTATTGGAAAGACTGTACGCTTTGATGTACCTTTTTAATTTTTCCTTATTTGCAAGACGATAAGCCCTATTATATGCTTTTTGCTTATTTTTGTCTTTGTAAGGCATTTTTTCTTTCCATTATGCGATTATTTAACAAGGGCGTTTGAGGAAGCCCGGCGTAACCGGAACTCCCTCAAACAAAACCCAAACTGTTTATGCTATTGTAGCGCCGATGTTATGCAGTTCATGCCATAATCCACCTGTCGCATTTCCGATGTTACCAGCCCATTGAACAACAATAGTTTCCAATGCTGCATCAACGAGGCAAGTTGCAATCGCTGTTGAATGGTCTTCCTGCACGCCACTCGTAAACGTAACCTTGTAGCCTTTCGTGGTCAATGTGCCGAGTCCGCCAAAGCCTTTTAGTTGGCCTTCAACTAATCCATCAGCAAGTACAGCAGTTGAATCTGCCGCCATTGTATAACCACCACAAGCCAGTGTTACGCCACCAATCATTGATTGTACCGCTACAGCATCTTGCGGAGTGACAATCTCTAACAGGCCAGACTCTTGACCGTCTTCAAGGTAAGCCAGAATCAGTAAATCCTTTTTGGTGACAGTGATTGCAACATCACAATCGCCTATATCGCCAGATATAGTAAAGGTGTTTGCACTAACCGCTTCAACAACTGGATAGACGCCCTTGGTAACCAATTCGCCATCGGTAGCATCGCCACCATGAGTGTCGTCGGCTCCGCCAAGCACCGTAACTTCAAAGTCTGTCGCTGTAATGTCGTCATCGCCGTAACCAACCGCAGTGCCACCCGCAACGGATGTTATAGTTGTCAGGCCAGTCGATGAACTGTACGAAGACGTAGAAACTCCTGTTAGAATTGTGTGTGCCAAATCGCCGCCCGCTGCAGCAGTCAAAGTCTGAAGCGGTATAGCTGAACCTCTACCAGAGAAGCCTCTTAAGCCCCATATTCCAGTGTCGGCACCACCTGCATGACAGGCCAATGATTCACCATTAATCGTTGCAGCAAATCGTGCCGCAACCATAGCACATCCACCTGGAAGACTAAGCTCTACAATTTGTCCGGCAGGTCGTGCGGGATAGTCTTGTGTCAAAACACCGGCAAATGCCATATTGTTAGTGCTGGAAGGCTTTTGAACCACCTTCATACCACGCTTGCCAAATGGGTCAGTTGCCGTTTCGCCTGTGTCAGTTGTGGCGTAGTCTAAATCAAAGCACATGCCATGGCCCTTTTTGAGGGCTGTAGTCTCCGTGCACCAAAATACACCTTTACTTGAACCTGCTTGTTTGATATAATTTGTTAAATTTCTTAGCATTATTAAACTCCTTGTGTTAAAAGTTTCTCGCTGTTATTTGCGTTTGCCCGCTTTCACAACGTCTCTATTTTGAGATAACAAAATTGTTTCTCCTGTTAGTGCAAAGGAACTGCACTGCGTGGTCAAGGTGAGCCTGAAATACACGGTGCTGGTTTGGAGCCTCTTTGAAGTCGCCTAACCGCATATTGTCGCCTTTACGTGTCAAAGCATGGAACGTGTGCATGTCCAAACCATAAACTGGGTCTGTACTGTCGTCGTCAAGTCCCTCGGCCCAGAAGAATGGTTTGCGTTTGAACAGAATCTCGCCATCTTCATCGCGCCGCAATCCACTTCCTGCTGTATACGGCGCAATATCGCGACCAAGATTCTCATTCTGGCCTTCACCAATATTCTCAAGACTACCAAGCGTGTTCTCGTTTACAAGATAAACCCTACGATCAGTAGAGTCGCCTTCAAATTGTTTCATCTTCTTGGGGCTACGCCATTTGACTTGCCTGTGTGCCGTTCTCAATAAAGTAACAAGATCGGCCTTGCTGACAGTAGCATACTGCGCGGTGTAATTCTTGAACGCAGGAACATCGGTCAGATTAATATTAGCAATAGTAGAAAAGCCTGCCGGCAGTCCACCGTTAAAGCCAGCTGTTGCGTTCTTAACTATCCAATACTTCAAACCCCACGGAGTCAACGTGTCGTCCGAATCTGGTGTAGCGAAGAATTTTTCTTCCATTGTCTCCGCTATACGCAAATACATTGCGCGCCGTCTCGGTAGAATAACATCATTGATTCTGTCCTGACCTCTATTGGCAAGAATTTCCGACCTCGTATAAGCAAGATTGTCTGTGAGCAGTGTGAAGAACAGTCGCATTTTCTTCAGGTGGTCAGTGACCAATACGACATCTTCGTCATACTCGCCAACAAAACGACTGCGGCCGCCATGCTCGACCATTAATGTTTCTTCGATTCCAACACCACTCTTTTTGACTATCTGACCGCCTCTTTTGGTCAAAAGCCACGGCACAACGAGATAGTCATGCAACTCTTGAGAAATGTCTATAAACTTTCCTCTCGGAATACTGTTGTACGTTGTCGTCAACAGGTCCGATATGTCTCTGTCCTGAATAGGCATAATTGTTTGTCCTTTCTATTACGAATAGACCGGCTCAGTCCGTTTCATCTATCTTTTTGTCAAAATCCCTGTTTGCTTGAACCGCTGTATCCATTCCGGTAGCTGTCTTGCCCCTTCCCGAAGCTCGACCCAAAGCTTGTTTTGACTGTTTAGTCAACTTGCTTTTGGTCGTCGAGATTGCGGCCTGTGCCACCTTGTCTCCATGTAAGTTGTTAATCGCTCTCTTGAAGAGCGCTTCTCTGATAGGGACTGATTGCCTTGTGACCTTATAGCCTTGTGCCATTGCCAACATCTCATTAAAGACAGCGGTGCGGTTTTCTAATTCAGCACTACCTTTGGCAAAATCTTCTATAGTCCCTTTACCTAATACTTCTTTGAAATCATCGCCCAAACTATTAAACTGTTCGTCAAGCCACTTTGTATTTTCAACATTAGTCTGTCGATCAATTTCGGCAGTCCTGTCATTACCAGACTTTTTTAATTCTTCAAGTCCGGCTTGTAGCTCTTTGTTCTCGTTTCTTAACTTTTTGTTTTCGTCAAATTGTTTCTGCCCGGATTTGTTAATGGCATCAACGAGAGCAGGGTCAAAGTCTTCCTTAGACAATCCACTGTCGTAAGGTTTTTCTTCTTCCTCTTTTTCTTCAGTTTTCCTGGACTGGTGTTCCTCGAAAATATTCAAACTGTTTTCAAGGTCTACTGCACTACTGAATCCACGGGCTTCGCTTAAAGTAAGTCCTGCGTTCAGTGCGCGTTCAAGAAGGGAATTGTCAAATGGATCATCCTTCTCTTTTTCAACCGCTTTCTCTTCGACTTTTTCTTCTACTTTGTCGGCATTATCATCGGTTTTATCTTCGGCCTTTTCGTTGGTTTCATCTTCAGTCTCATCTTCGGCCTTTTCATCGGCGGCATTTTCTTCATCGCCGGGTTCTTCGTCTTTTTCTATCTGATCATCAAATTTTTTGTTTACATCAATTGCTTCTTGTAAAAGCTCTTCAGTTTTTTCTTCAGTCTCATCAACCTTTACATCTTCAATTTTTTCATTTGGGTCTTGCATAATTTCTCCTTTGGGTTTGGGTTTACCTATTGTCTGGCATTGGGTCGCCATAGCCGCCATTACGGTCATACATTCCATGTAACTTGCAATAATCTCTTCTGTGTCTCTTGCTGGTGAACACGGGGTCGCCGTCCTTGCTATACTCGGTTGGCACACCACCTGCGGCATCAATCTTTTTAAACTCAGGTATTTCCTCGGCACTAATACCAGCCGCATAAGAAGTCATAGGCCAATCGCCCGGAGTATGCTCTATACCGCCCTGCTCAAGATGAAAGTCTCTATACATCTCGACCCCGCAGTTAGGACAGTTTTCCAGCTCTTTACATTTTGCCATTGGCTTAGTAACCCCAACGGCCTTTTCGCAATCTGGACATAGATAACAATAATCTGGCATTATCTTGCTCCATAACTTAATAACCAGCCAACAACTAAACACAGTGCCGCAAATCCGATTGTAGCCCAATGCGGCAATCTGTTTCGCACCTTCTCAAGTAACTCATAAATCTTGTCGATATTATCTTCGTTTCTTGTTATTCTTGTGTCGTGTGCTTCGTGCATTTCACATTTTTCCATGACTACTCCTTATCCTGTTGGTCTTGTTAAAGAGGCTGTCTCTGAATTTTGCGGTTTACCGCCAAACAATGCGTTTTGCATAATTTGAGATTTACCCGAATCGCTTGCCCCCGGTATTGAACGTCTGGTATAATTACGATTTGTTGTTGTTGCTTTTTGTGGCGGTTGCCCTACTGGTTCTCCTGGGCTAAGGTGTGGGTCTGCGTAAGTTAGAATATCATCCAACTCAGGCAGGTTAGCAAGTTTGCCTATCTTCCTAAACAATGCTTCAAGGTCTATTGATATGCCTTGCTGTTGCATCATGGGAATCAGTGGTGCAACGAACTCGCCAAATATGGTTCTCAGTCCCATCAATTTAGACTCTGGTGTTTGGTGCTGCATTGAGTAGGGTTGTATGTCGGTATTGTATTCGAGAAAATCAGCCTCCCTATCTTGTGGCGAAAATGTTATCGGGACGGTTATATCTTCGAAGCCCTCTACCCGCTTTACCAGTGGAATATTTATATATGGGTCTGTCCACAAATAATAACAAAGGTCTCTAACGATTCCTTTGGTGAATTTTATAACCTCGGCCTGCATTCTTTGAATTCTCATCGAAGCACTTGCTGACAATAACTGGTCTTGGCCTAAAGTTTCTGATTGCGGCCCCAAGCCCCCTAACATGTCAAGATTTCCTGCAAAGAAACTAAACAGGTCTTTGGTCAACAGCCAAAACCCTAATGTTTGCTGCGATATACCACCGGTATGAATATCGGCCACATTCTTTGGGTCGTCAACTGCAACCATATCGCCATCATTAGCGTCACGCAAATTTATAGCATCTTTCTCTCCACCACTTCTTACGCCATGCACAGTTTTTTCTCTATCCGCCTGTCTTCCCAGTTTACGAAACAGCCCATTAGCCAATTCATGCAAGTCTTTCCAGTGCATTGCCGGCGCTATCGGCATTGTATTATTCTCTATCTTAGAAAATCCGAGCTTATGATATGGGCCTCGCTCAGGGCCATCCCATTCTATTACATTAAACACTTCATCTATCGGGTCAGTATCGTCATCCGAGGCCAGACATTGCAAAACAAGATTTTGTTTAGGGAGCCACAAATCAAGACATCGTACAGTTTCGCGAAACTCTTCTCGCTGTGTTGATTTCTGTCCTTCGGATATATCATGGTCTCTGTCGAGTGGAAGTTGTTCTTTAGTTGTAATTATTTTTTTGTGGAATTTTTTTGGTATAATTTCTTGTGCTTCGTCAACTGTAATGGTGTAAAAGTTTCCTTCGTACTGACCGTTCTCTGCCCTGTCAACAGTCATGTCCCAAACCCAATCTTCAAGACTGATATAATCTGCAAATGGCTGGCCGGCATCATGCAAGTACCCTCCGACCTCCACTTGTGTACGATTCAACCCAACCTTAACAATGCCCATTGATAACATTGCGCCTGTTACTGCCATCTGTAGAGTAGAGGCAAGATCAATCTCATTAATAAGGTGGTCTCCAGCCATCTCAAATCGCGTGGCCATTTCTTTGAGCTGCTTATAGTCAGTTGTAATACTTACGGCCGGTTCCTTTGCCACAAGCCTTTGTAAATAAATATTCATGGCAAGTTCAATAAGGTTTACAGGCACTTTGTCGGCAGACCCATTATCGGAATAATTTATACCAACATATTCGCGCATAAGCAAAAGTCTTTTGTCGCGGAATGTTTTTAACTGTTCACGACTATATCCTATCGCAGCAGACAATTGGGTTATATCCCCTGTGTCTTTAGGATCAAAATTACTTACATTTAGTTCGTCTTGCATTTTTATATTACCATTCCGTTTCTTTTTTCAGTTTGAGTTCATATTCCCGATTGCGTGCAGCATAACAGTTTTTAGGCATCTTTTGTTCCGTCCCATCTTTTTGGTTTCCTAAAAGCTTGATAAGTTTATTCACCAAAGCGTCAGCCGTAGTGCGGTCTCCATGGCTTGCCCTTGCACCAGATGGGTCAATGTTATTAAGCGAAGCAGAATGCTCAATTGCATTATTTGTTGTAAAAACAAAAGATAGACATTCCTGATTCGCTTCGTGACTTCGCTGAATAAAAGTTCTTTCACTTAACGACCGCCTATACGAACCTAATGTATTCCTTTTTTCGGTTGGATTCAAAAACACGCCTGGAATATCAGACACCTTTTTGGTGATACTTTTTTCATTTCGCTTATAGTATATTTTGCGATAACCAAGCTCGATAACTGTTTCGCCGAAAGTACCACCTGGCCCACCCGCATCCCATATCATAAAGGCATTATTAAACCACTTGGCCGTTGCTATGCTCAACTTCGCAAAACCTTCCGGTCTGATATTAGGGTCTGCAAACTCCGCAATCTTTTCGCCAGTCAGTAAATTTACATAACTTGTAGCGGAGTTACTTGCTCCAGTGCCAGTTGATATGTCGTGTCCAGCGCCAACCTCAAGCTCTACAGGCAATTTGCCGTAGTTGTCTGGATGTATCCATAGCTTCAAAGGCCCATTCTCGGCTTCAACGAATCCAATAGGTTCAAAGTTGTCCTCGTTAAATTCAAGATAACCCTGGTGGTAAGGCAGGCGGACACATTCTTTTTCTATTTCCTGAAGCATAAATGGATCGAAAAACTGGAAGTCTGAAGAAAATGGGTCCATATCCAATTCTTGTGCGATTTCCATCGGATGTACTGCACGGTCACATTCTACATCGTACCACGGAGACCTTAATCCACCGTCCAAACGGAACGGATATTCATCGGGGAATACCACCTCCACGCCGTCATGCAACCGAACCTTGCCGTGAAATTCATTAACAATAATACGTTGGCCGTCTTTGAAATAATACAAACCCCTCGCTTTTTCAGGATGAAGCGACCAGTGCAATACGAGTTTGCGAATCTTACCTACACTTAATCTATAAAATGCGGTACTGGCTCCTTTATGGGTTGAATTAAACAGTCTGCACTTAGTAACATCTCGCGTTGACGAAAGCACGGCATCACCCTCGACAACCGCTGCGAACTCATCTATTAGCATTGCTGTGCATCGTCCACCACGTGCCGCATCACCGGTAGTAGAACATCCATCCATTGTTGAATCATTATCAAGATTCTTAAGGTGTAAATGGGTCTTGTTATATTCAGGCCGCATCCAACTTGGCAAGTGCTTAATAATAAACATTACTTTCCAGAATAGCGCATCAGGGTCTTCGGTCTTATCCACAAGGTCTTCGTTACGACTCATCATGCGAAAAGCTTGATATTGGCGAAACAACCAAAGCCAAGCTATAACAATGAGATAACCCCATGAGGCACCCATATCACGACTCTTCTCAGATAACTCATCAAAGCCCAATTCTATAGCGTCTTTTATCTCATCAAACGCCGGGTCTTGAAATGGATACGTAATCCAGGGTATAACAGTCGATTTTGGCACTAATCGTGGATTGTATGTCATTACAAAAGTATTAACCCAAAACAACAAGTCTCGTGAGCACATCACCCAAAGCTCATTGGCATATGCAGGGTCTTCTTTTGCCCTTTCAATACACCTACGGCGATATTGGACATTGCCACCGCTTGTTTTGTAGCCAGGCACATTATCACAAGCCCAACTATAAAACGGATATTTTTCCCTGATCGTCGAGGCTCTCTGCCTGTAATCGGTCAAGGAGGTCAGAAGTTGATCTACCGTCATCATGGTTTTTGGTCATATTCTCAATTTGGGTCTTACTTGGTATTATTCGAGGATAAACTTTTGTGAAAAAGTCGACCCTATTGGTATCGCTGTCCTGAATAAACTTCAAATGTGCAAAAGCGCCCGGGCTTGGAGCACTTGAAGGCTTAACGTCCTTGACAGCAATATTATTATAAATCCACGTCAAGTCTCGAACAGGGTTCATCTCAGCATCTGCTAATTCGCCGAATTCAGAGATGTTGTGAAACATGCTGTCGTCTTCTTCGATCTTGTTGGCACATATATCAATAACAGGCAACGTAGCCTCTTTGCCCGCAGCCAGCTTCAATAAATACGTGTCTATCGGGATACAAGCCGCGGCATGAGCACGCTCAATGTCCTGATAACCCTTCTCGTCCATAAAGAAAATATTAAATTTAGACAACAAGACCATGTATGTAGGCAATACCTTGGCGTCAATATAAGTCTTACGCTTCTCCAACCAGCGATAGTGGGCAGTAGGAGTGGCTTTGCCAACGCTCCGGGCACGCAACTCAGATTCCGTGAATTTGCGAGGTTTTAATGTTCTCTTAGTTGTCCGCTTCTTAGCCATATCAGCTCTATATTATATATATATTAAAGACGAGATGCGTCTACTTATTTCATTTTTAGTATGGTGTTTGGGGAGGTATCTATAGGAGTCCCACCAAACCGGGGCGGGGGGTTGGTAAAAACCTCACATACGACCTCTTTAATTGATATTAACACTTGCTTCACATGTCCTTAACGATCTATGTCCTTGCGCATCTAAGCTCGACTATACCATGCTATGCAGCTATACCGCTGTGCTATGTCCGCGACACGACCAACCAGTGGCCCCGTGTAGCGATTGCATTGCGTTGGCTATGCCATTGCCATGCCTATCACACTAATGCAGTGGCGGAGCAGGCAGAGCCTTATATAGTTGCAGAGCATAAGCTTGATTGAGGAGTAGTAATGAGGGTTAGTATCCCCCCACTATTTACCATCCACTATTTACCACCATCACCCCTCCACTATTCACCCTTCCCAAACCTTTATTATTTACCATCCCCCAGCCTCGACACCTTACCTACTACCGCCATAATCTCTACTCTTACCCTTGCCTTATATGCTTTTATCTTAATTCTTCGTTATACTGCTATTTCCCTGTTTTTCCCGTTTTTCCCGTTTTTCCCGTTTTTCGCCTGTTTCCTCGATTTTACGTTCCTCAGCTTCAATCCTAAGCCATTATTATTACTTGGCCTATACTAATGTATCCCCCTTTATTTCGGTTCAATCATTGTAGTAACTTATGTCTTGAATCATTGATTATTAACTATTTTCGCCGATTTTCAATCTTTTTTCGTTGATTAGTGCGTTTATATCTTATTGCCTGTGTTATACTTATACTCTGTATTATCTTATCTTATGTATGTATTAGCATTATTTTATTGTGTTTTGTTGTGTTATAGCCGATAATATGTTATGGTAATTATGCCTTATTGAAGGAGTTTGAAATGACCAGTGAACAGCGAAAACGGTATATTAGACTTGCAGAATCGCAACCGACATACTGGCTTGAATATTCTATTAAACGGCCTACCAGATTCATGACCCACCGGCATATTACCCTAATAAAATATGTTTTAAAGCATCGCGATTTTTGAATCACCCGCCCGTAACGGATCGCCGGTTCAACTCCGGCAGCGGGCTTAACTTTATTACTTTAATTGGAAGGAATTACAATGACAGCGAAACAATTAGCATCACAAGCGAAGGCAGCAAAGCCGAAAGTGCAGTATGGCTATTCTACCGACGACACTTCAGTCGCAGTATTCAAGGATAATCGTTGGGTTGTAGTGGCTGGACGCATCTTAACAGGCGAATTTGCTTCTATGCCTGTCGAAATTTTTGTCAACGGGCATAATCCTACAGATGATCTTGCGTTTATCGCGGTTTAGTCAAATGTTAACTTTAATATAAGGAATGTATAGAATTATGTGGAAAACAGCACGAGTATTTACGAAAGCCGAAGGTTTTGGGTTTGGCCGAGAATTACGAGAACAGCGTATTATTGATATAAGGCCGGGCGAAACACATAAACAAGCATTAATAAGACAGGGATTCGACCCCAACCAATCAAGAATTGAGGTTATCTAATGGAAGCTACTCATAAAATTAGTGCTTGTTATTTTCCCGCGCGCGACGAAGTTGATTTGACATGGGAGGATATAGAAACGGGCAATATAGCCCAACTGACTACAAAAGTCCCAGAAGAGGTAGGGGGCGCAATTACATCCACTGTAATGCCTTGTGTTTATATTGAAGCGGTTACAAAAGAGCGATATTTACTAAACGAGGTTCTTGACCAGTGCCACAATGAAGGCAATGGGGAGTATACTCTACCTGCTTGGTTTATTATGGAAATACGCGAATTTATTAAAGCCTAAAACCCAAATCTCGGCAAAGACGCTAAACCGGAAGTGTGCAGAGAATATAAATGTGAAGACAGTTACATAGGCAAGTGATTATGCCATAAGAGCTTATCACAAATTGTGAGGACATTGTTACGTGAGAATTACATAAGACCCGCGCGGGATTCCCGAGCCCACGCAGGGCAAATCGAACTGTCAAGTAAAATTTGACACCTCACGATGTCCAGAATGATACATTTGACAGTTCAAAAACGCACTATTAACTTGTAAAAGAGGCGGGTCAGTCGATTATAGCTTAGTAACCTTGTCGGCTGGCCTGTTTTATTTTGTAAATCGCAGATTCGCCAGGCTGGTTCTGCGAGACCTCGACAGATTCCCTGCCGCTGGCAAGAAACTCAATTATTTAGCTAATTTTTCGCCAATTTGACTAATGTGTCCTGATAATACTATTTTACCCCTCGGAAAAGCTCTGCCCATATTATAAGGATAGTCTTCTTCAGGTAATAATCCAGGTTTTGAGGCATTTTTAGGATTGTATTTCATAGGCGTGCGCGAATCATTTTTCATAGCCATCTATAAATCCCTGCCGTATCGGTTAGCCTGTTTTCGTTACCATACTTTGTTTTCGTACTTCATATCACGAGCTTGTGCTGTAACCAAGTCGTACAATTCTTTTCTTTTATCTCTCTTTATGTGTTCAGGGTAATATAATAAGGTCTTTTTGAATAGCCGTTTTGTATCATCATATCGCTTGACAATCTTTCGTATCTTCTTGACAGCGGCATAAATGCCCTTAAAATCCCAGATCACCAGGACAGGAATATCAAATTTTAAGTATTTTGCAAATTGTTTCGGAGTAAATCTTTTTGCTTTCTTGAACTGTGATTCAGACCAACTTTTTATTTCTACTATTGCTAAGATTTCACCTTCACGAACTACAACACCATCAAAACGACAATTTTTATGCGTATACTCTAAAACAAAATGAATACCCAAAGGTCTTAAGAGTCTATCAATCTGGGCCTTACGGTTATCTTCGTGTAATCGTTTACGTACATATCTCATATATATTTCCAAACGGACAAGATTAGGCGCACCAACCCCCTACAAAAGAGGGTTAGCATATCTTTTTATCCGGTTTTCCAACACGGACTGAGTTAGTATGCCCCTTTCCCCACGTATCGCTCGCCATAATGTGCAAGATACGTTCCACGACGGCCTTGTAACAGGGGTTGTCCAACGCTACAAGGGCTTAAAAGGGATAGCCAGGTCGCTGGCTCGCTTGCTTTATACTCTGCAAGATTTGAGTTGTTTAGTTTTTCTTCGATTTACTCTCTATTTAGTTTTTATTTACATCTTTATTCTATGGCCTAACCTATCGGGCCATGCGTGTTCAGCGCAAAGCCTCTTCTCTTCGCGAGATAGTGACCCTGCCGAATTATATACGGACTCATCGAAACACTCTCGACATTCCCAGTTTTCCATTTCTGGAAGACTTTTATCTTCATTTCCACAAATATAACAAATTGCCATTTTAACCTATTTTCTTTATTTGTGCGTGTCTTTTGATGTACAACGCACCTTTATGTAGCATATTAGCACTGTCTTGTGCAAATCCAAGCATTGAATTGCACTTGCCGCACAATAACGCCCTTACCTTGCCTGTTTCATGGTTGTGGTCAATGGATAATGTCTGGCCATTCTTGTTGACACCGCCACAAATAGCACAAACACCCTCTTGAGTAGATAGCATATCAGCATATTGTGCAGGAGTCAAGTCGTATTTTTGTTTTAGTAAGTTTTTTCTGCGATTAATGTTGCGGGCAGTTTTGTTTTCTTGGTGATTCTTTCGCTGTATATCCCGCACTACGCCATATTGCGGAGTTTTATATTCCCATTGCCCTTCGTATTCATAAGGCCACGGCTTCTCATCTTCTAAGAAATCACTTATTAACTGTTTATCGTCCATGAAAAGCCCTTAAAAATACCTTCTCCTTCCACACTCTAAGTATAACAGAAATTGCCTCCCATGTCAACCCCTAAACCCCAACTATTTTATTTTTTTTTGAAATTTATTAAAGTTTATGCTTGACTGTGTCGAAATGATTGTTATAGTTTAGATAAATGGGTTTATTCAAGGAGTAAGAAAATGAAAAAGAAGCCAATACGAATACCACCGACGAAGCCATACAACCTTGACGACTGGAATCAACATCTTGAAGACATTGACGAACTGTTTGTCATGGATGTCGAACAGCGTAGTGAAATGATGGATCGTTTTGATGAAATGTTTAGCTGAAAGGAACAATTATGAAAACTCTACAAAGAATTGCAGAAATGACTTTTGTGTTGGCTTTGGTATGGCTGACGCTCCAGGTGTCCGGATGCTCTACTATTTCCGGCATCGGCGAAGATTTGCAACGATTGAGCAGCCCCTACAATAATAGGTAAATTAGAACTTTACCGACAGCCCCTGTCTTTAACGAGATGGGGGCTATTTTTTACATCTTGTAAGTATTTGATTTTAAGCAGGTTAGAAAAAAGTTTAATTATTTTCAAAAAAAGATGTTGACAAAAAAGCTTGTTGTTGGTAATATTAGAGTAGTTATTTAAGGAGTAACAAAAATGGACAAAGAAAAAGCAATGGAACGTATCGCAGCAATTGAAGAAGAGGCTAAAGGTTTAAGAGAAATCATAGATGCACCAGAGAAACCCAAATTACAGCATGGCGATTATGGATTCCGTAACAGGCATCCTCGTTTTTTTGCTCAGGAGAACGACACGCTTAAGGTCGCAGGTTGTGTGCGTTTGTATCTCAGCACGGGCAACACAGAAGACTACGATATTTTCGGCAATATCACTGACGACCTTGAGCGATATAGGAGACCATTCGAGACAACCACCACCCCTCAAGTAACAGTTCGCAGGCTCGATCCATTTGTTAGTCTTGAACATAGCTATCCTTCTACACACCTGACCTCCGACAATGCCATTGAATTAGGCAAAACTTTAATGCACGCAGCAATACAACTTAAATTAGAGAAAGGAAAGTAAAATGTCTGTTGAAGAAATATTGATACAAAGGAGAAAGAAATGGGCCAGCCAATATTAAAAGCCGTATCTTTTAGGGAAATTGAAGATGGTCAGACATTCTTCGTGGATGCGACAGGAGATGGTGATTTATTGCAAAAGCGAAGTGGTTCCGATGTTATTTGGGCCGATGGCTCACCCATGGCGTATCCAGAAACGGTCGATGAATATAAATATGACACAGTCTTTATTGAGGAGAAAAAAATGGACACTATTGACATACTAAACCAAAGCATCGCAGAACATTCGGCGGCGCTGGCCAAGGCTATTAAAGAACGCGATGCGATGAAGGTTACTTATTCTATAGCGGATCGGTTTGTAAGGCGTGGCCATGATAAGCACGTTCTTTCGCGATCACGCCATAGCAACCGCGTATCGGCTGTTAGCATTACAGACGGCAAGGAATATGCCCATCCAGTAGAAGTCAAGGATGTTAATGCTATAACAGAATCTGAGCTTACGAAAATCCTAAATCACATGAACAGGTATTTTGTCCGCTATTGGGATTCACAAAAACAAATCAAGACATAATCATCCTCCTACGGTACGGGCCGAGAGTATTAGTCCTCGGCCTTTCAAAAGTTAATAGCAACCACAAGCACTCAGGCGGTTTTGATACGGTCGTTATTTCATAGCTTGCGGGTAATCCTGAGTAATTCCCGCTGCTATTTTTACAAGTAAATAAACACGCGGCGTGGCGGAATAGGTAGGCGATAGTAGACGTACGAGGCATTTGTGAACAATAGGTGGTCAAAAACCACTGATTCGGTTTGATTCCGTGTGTGCCATGCAGGGCGCAAATCCCTGCCGCCGCATTACAAGTGAATAATTCTGGTTGGCGGCGTATCCATCCGCTTAATAGCGTGGCTAATCGTCCAGCAGGATTGGTTGAATCTGCCCTGCCAGATTATGAGCCACTTCGTCAGCCTTCGGGCTGGCGGGGCGATGGCTCTCTTAAATAAGGGATAGTACGCTCAGTTGGTAGAGCGGTGGGTTAGCTAACGTAAAACGTGGCCACGGTCGCAGGTTCGAGTCCTGCCTATCCCATTAAAAGTAAATAAGCCGGTTTTGGGGGCTGGCTCGGAGTCGGCCCCATATTAAACTAACCTTCATTAAGGGACAGAGGCGGAACGGTACTCCGCAAGCACACAGGCGTTGAGCGTTAAATGGCCTGAAAGGGTGCTGCTCACAGCAGGTTCGACTCCGGCCCGTTCCATTAAAAGTAAATAAGCCGGTTTTGGGGGCTGGCTCGGAGTCGGCCCCATATTAAACTAACCTTCATTAAGGAGCAAGAAAAATGAGTAAAGGACATTTTCCAGTATGTACCGATTGCCAAGCGTGGGCCGGGGCGGAATGTGACAGGCGTCGCATTGGGCGTGCGAATTGCTTGTTTGGATTGCCTGATGACGGAATGGCTATTCCAATATTAATGAACGGCAATGGCGAGTTTATTCCAAATATTGAGAATATGGAATATCTTTACGACAGGGTCAAGCGTTGTGTATGTCCCACGGAAAATCCCGATACGCAAAGAATAGTTGCGAAGTTTTCATCCTTACAGCTTAAAATAAAATCGGCACAAGCAAAGGTGGCGAGGCTGCTCAGTGATGATGGACTGTGGTTTGAACCAAAAAGAATCACAGAGGCACACTTACAGAATGCGTTGAAAGAAATCCAAAAGGTTTATGGGGTGGAGACTGAAGTCGCGGAAACACTTCGACACGAATACGACTCAACAAGAGGCTTGTGGTGTATTGACAAAGACCCTAATGATGTTGATATTGAGTGGATAAGAGAAAACGCATTCCAATTAACTAACAAAAGGAGATAGAAATGGACATTGAAATTGACTCCTCGGCAGAGGACAGGACGCCGGAACAAAATGCAAGGATTAGGCGGTATTATGCAGCAGCAGATATATTGAGGGCGGCTGGAATTAAGGTGTCAGTTAGTAAATGTATAGTTACAAAGCCAACAGACGATCCAGCCAGTATAAGCATAATTTAAGGAGCTAAAAATGAAAAACGTAACGTGTATAATTATCTGTTTACTCATTATTGGTCATGGCCTCCTTATAGACCGTAGACGTAAAGAGTTGAATGATGCAAAACAAGTAATCATGTCCCGCGTCCCTCATATCAAGGACATCCAGAAACTTGTCGGAGTAGAGCCTGACGGCATAATCGGCCCCGAAACGATCAAGGCGTGGAATGAGGCTTATTGTATGCAAGAGGGTGTCAAGGCTTGCAGAGAGGCAGGTATGAAATGAAAATGTTTTGGATTACGTTTTGCAGTGTTATGTTCGGACTGTTATGCCATGTGTTTGGGTGGGACCCAGAGCACTCTGGTATAGCGGCAATAATTTTATGTTGTTCGTTGTGGTCAAATATAGAAAGGTAGGTATGAAATGAAAGCAAATCACGGTGATACAATAAAATACGCACACCAAAAAGCTGGCGAAGAACATGAGCAGATTTGTGCCAGTCAGAATCTTATTTTGGGCTGCGAATACAAGGTCGATTTCTTTGTTGTCGGCAAAATAGACTCGTATGTGCATCTTATTGGCATACCTGGTAGATTTAATGAATTAATGTTCGAGAAGGTGTTGATATGAAACTGGAGCGGCGGGAACTAATGGACTTAATTGAGAAAATCTGGAAACTATACCCAGAGTTGAGGCTATGCCAATTAATCGGCAAATGCTTTGCCGACGATCCATACTACAAGGATGACGAAGATTTAATGCAAGCGATAAAAGACACTTATTTGGGAGAATAGAAAAGCCATGAGACGAATTAAAGAAAAAGACTTATTCTATGCAGTCGTAAGAAAAGGGCCGTGTTCACGCACTTTGGCCGGCGTAGAGCGCGCAGACATTGCCCTCGGCCCGTTTATTGCTGCTGAAATAGGCACTCATGAAGTTGCAACGTACAACCGAGAACGAGTGTTTCGTTTTGCTGACTTCAAGATTACGAAAGGGCTGCAATGAACAAGTTTGCACGCATTATACAAAATATATGGGCTGAATTTAGTGCCGATTGCCGAGATTACGCCGAAAGAGATTTGAAGGCAGAGGCAGAGGAACGCCAAGCACAGCGCGAAGTCAACGCTTATAATGAGCGGGCTTTAGACGAAGATGGTGACAATATTCATTGTGAAGGTAAAGGTTGGGAAATAGTAAATCAAGAGAAAGAGGTGTAAAATGAAGCGTCCACATTGTAAAGAAGAAATTGCAAAAGACCTATATGACGATACATCTGGTGCTGTATTTATTGCGCTCGATTCGTCAGGGGTTGGAGCGTGGGTCTGGCCTGCTATTTGGGGGATAAGAAAATACGAAGGCTGTGTTGAATTTGGGCGAGGTTTTGATCGCCAGCCATTCAACGACGGGTGCGATGAATCAATAATCAACTGGATGTCTGATGCCGAGTGCAACGTGGTGTATTACCGCAAGAAGCCCAAGGCTGGCGAAGCATGGCTCGTCAAACCCCTCAAGGACGGCTACGAGTGGGAACGCGTAGATAAGCAGATTGTATTTACTAATTAAAGAAAGAGGCGAAAAGTGACTGAGCAAGACCACGATATTAAATTGGAAGAGAATATTACTACAAAGGCCGACGAGGCCAAGAAAGAAAGAGGCGAAAAATGAAAGCACCACTAAACCCACAAAAAGAGTTAATGCCAGCAGCAACGTACCGTGCCGTATGTTACAGCGTAGTAGACTTGGGGACGCATTTTAATGCGGCATTTGACAAAAATCAACATATCGTAAGGATTCAATGGGAAATACCCGACATTCGCATTAAGTACGAAAAGGATGGGAAAGAAAAAGAAGGGCCAAGGGTTGTTGGCAAAGATTACACGTTCTCAATGCACGAAAAGGCTACTTTATACCAGCATGTCAATTCGTTGACGGGTAAAGCGTCGGAAGATTTTGAATTTGAAACTCTTATCGGCATGAACGGCCTCTTGAATATAATCCACAAGCCTAATAAGGCAGGCACAAGAATGTACGAGAATATTTCTTCTATAATATCATTGCCTATGGGCACTCAAACAAGCACTCCAGAGAACCCAGAGATATTCTACTCTATTGCCGACCACGGCAAGGCTATACCAAGCACTGTTTACAAGTGGATGGTCGAGAAGATTGAATCGTCTAATGAGTTCAAGATGATGAATCACGCTGGCGATGCACTTAACGGCCAGCCGTCTACGAACGACGAATATGCAGATGCGGCAGGGCAAGAAGATTTAGACGACATCCCCTTTTAGAGGAGTAAATCATGGACTTCAGATTTGTCAAAGCTAATAAAATTTCTGTGTTCGAGCAGTTGTTTGGCGTGGACTGGCGCGCGATAGCGTCATTCCTTGCCAAATGGAAAGACGGGACAGAGGGCACCCTTGCCATTAAAAAGGTTGGGAAGCCCAAATCTCCTGAACAACTTGGCTATTACTATGGCAAGATTCTTCCCATGGCGGTTGAGGCATTCAAAAAAGACGAAAACATGAGTGTAACCATAGAAGATAAGGAAAAGGGCATTTCCTGCGATTTAATCATGTCCAGAGAGGCTGTGGATTTATTTCTGAAGAATAGATATGGCGCATGGAAAGGTGAATACAAGGGCAAGGGCGATATGAATATGGCCGAATGCTCTGCTTTTGAATCTTGGGCGATTGACTGGCTTGGCCGCTGGAAGAACTGTTCCGTGCCGCCTGCCGATCCAAACTGGAAG